GCTATGCACCTTCCGATCCTAACTCCTTCGGTAAGGGTGACGCATTCTTCGTACTAGAAGGTAATGCAGGTGCAGGTGAGCTATATGTGATGAACACTGAAGGTACAATTACCTTTGGTACAACTAACATCACATTTACACAGGTAGCCTCTACTGCCGTATATAGTGCAGGTAATGGTCTTACACTAACAGGTACTGTCTTTGCTGCTGATGCAGGTACAGGCGTTACTGTAGATGGTTCAGGCATTAATATCGGTCAGGCTGTAGAGACAACCTCCGATGTAACATTTAACAGTGTAACAGCAAGTCTATCAGGCAATGTGACAGGCAACGTCACGGGTGATGTAACAGGTAATGCTGATACAGCTACAGCCCTACAGACTGCTCGTAACATTGGTGGTGTATCCTTTGATGGTACAGCAAGTATTAACCTACCAGGTGTTAACACTGCAGGTAACCAAGACACATCAGGCAATGCAGCTACTGCAACAGCTTGGGCTACAGGACGTACTATCAGTTTGACGGGTGATGTCACGGGTAGTGTTGCAGGTGTAGACGGTACAGGTAACGCATCTATTGCAACTACTATTCAGCCTAACTCTGTAGCACTAAGCACAGACACCACAGGTAACTATGTTCAGTCTGTGGCTTCAGGTAACTACATCACAGGCGGTGCTGCAGGTTCCGAAGGTGCTGCTCTTACGATTGGCGTAGATGCTACACCAAACAATACAGCATCTAAAGTTGTAGCTCGTGATGCATCAGGTAACTTTAGTGCAGGTACTATTACTGCTGATGGGCTGACTATAGACAGCACCACCCAAACATCCTTCAACGTAGAATACGCAGATGATGGCGCAGGGATTGGCCCGTTATTGCGCACCTTTAGAGACAGCGCAAGCCCAGCAGTGGCTGATGCACTTGGCGGTATAGACTTTAAGGGCAACAATAGCGCGGGTACTGAAAAGTTCTATGCACGAATAAAAGGCGTAATCATAGACCCCGCCGACACCACTGAAGATGGCGCAGTTGAAATTAGTGTATCTAAAGCTGGTACAGCCGCATGGGAAACCTCTGCCCTTGTAGCTAAGTTTGACCCAAATGGCATGGAGTTGCGTGGCGATCTTAGGTTTGAAGGTGCTACAGCAAACAACAGCGAAACCACACTTACAGTAACAGACCCAACGGCTGACCGTACTATTACACTGCCTGATGCAAGCGGGACTGCTGTTTTATCTACTACCTTAATTGAAGGAACTAGCTTTTCTGGAACGTACCCTGTTTTGTTTGGCATAGATAATGCAACAGGCAGGGTATTTGAGAACAACAATATCCTATATAATGGTACATCTAATGTTTTAACGATTAGCGGCAACACCGTATGGCACGCTGGCAATGATGGTACTGGCTCTGGCCTAGATGCGGATACCGTTGACGGTATTCAGGCAAGTAGCTTCTTGCGTAGTGATGCGAGTGATACGGCGACAGGCGCAATTACCATAGCATCAACGGGAGGTGGTGCTCTTACTCTTAAAGACACAAATGGGGCGGGTACAAGTGCAGCTAGTTGGATAGATTTTGACGATAGCAGTGACGTTCGTGTCGGCTATGTAGGAATGGGATCAACAAGTAATGGTAATAACTTTTTATATGCAGTAGCTGGTAGCCCAGTTTTAGGGTCTGGCAATGCTTCAGCACCTCAATATTACAATGGTAGTGGGTATACTACAATTTGGCACTCTGGCAATGATGGCTCTGGCAGTGGGCTGGATGCTGATACCTTGGACGGTGTGCAGGGGTCTAGCTATCTGCGTAGTGATGCAAGCGACACCTTCACAACACTATCAGGCACACAGCTAAACATCGGATCACAGGTGCAGCTTGCAGAAAGTAGTGATCGCGCTGACTTGTTGCAGATTACGTCAAGCACTTCTGCTTGGGGCGGCTTGCAAATACGCAATAGCTCCAATGAAGGGCGCTGGTCGTTTATGACCGATGGTGAAGTTGCGGGTATCTACAATGATGAAGATAACCAGTGGCATATCTATATGACAGAGCTTGGCGGCGTTGACCTGCGTCACGCAGCCACGTCAAGGATAAACACAACTAGCTCTGGTGCAAATGTAACAGGGACACTTACCACAGACGGTCTTACAGTAGATGGCACAACTACCCTAAACGGTACACTTACCCTTGGTGCAAACGTCATTAACGATGTTGAGGACATCTACCTGCGTGACCGTATTTATCACGATGGTGACACTGACACTTACTTCCAGTTCCATACAGCAAACCAAGCACGAATAGTTTGTGCTGGTGGGGAGGTTATGGAATGGGGTGCAAACTACGCCAAGCTAAGTGATAACGATAGTTTATATTTTGGCAGTGGTACTGACTTTCGCATCTTACACAATGGTACTAATAATTATATTCAAAACCGAAACCACGCAGCAGGTGACATATACATCCAAGGTGAGGATACGTCTGGCGTCAATCACAATATGGCTGCCTTTTATTCATCTAATGCCAACCCGTATGTTGGTTTGTACTATGATGGAACAGAAGTCTTTACGACTGTTAGTGGCGGTGTAAACATAAACGGCAATATTAATGCTGTAGATAATATCTATCTTGCAGGGAACTTGTACCACGAAGGTGATACAGACACCCGTTTAGACTTTGGCACAAACGCCATTAACTTACGTGCAGGAAACCAACATGAGATGCAGGTCACACAATCTGGTGTGTTCTTAATCAACAGTGCGTTGCATGAAGATTATGATGCATTGTCAGGTACTTCAGTTACGATTGATCCAAATACTGGTGGCGCATGGTCATTAACAATGACAGGCAATACAACGTTTACATTTGGAGCAACCACCAATAACTACAGTGTTGGCTTAATTGTAGAGCTTACAGGCAACGGCGGCACAGTCACATGGCCAGCATCTGTTGATTGGGCAGGTGGTACAGCCCCTGATGCCCCTGCTTCAGGTGAAACTGACATTTACGTTTTCTGGACCCGTGACGGTGGTACTACATGGTATGGTGTGCAATCTATTGATGCTGCTGCATAAGGAGTAACTTATGGCCTTTTCACAGAATCCTTTTTCCGTAGCAAGCTTCGGTGAAAGCTATGAACAGGCTGACTTAACTGTTGTACTTACTGGTGTACAAGGTACGACAGGCATCAATGGTGATGGCTTTGATGTACGTTCTATTGTTAGCATACCTGTTGAAGGCTTACAAGCTAACGGTAGCATAGATGATGTAACAGTAGAAGCTAAAGCTGTATTCACGCTTGATAGTGTATCTGCTACAGGAACCATAGATAGTCCTACCATTGTTGAAGGTACTGGTGTAGTATTTACAACAGCAAGTGTAACAGCTACAGGTTCAATAGGTGACCTAGAGCTAGTCTGTAAAGCGGTAGTAGATGGACTAGATAGTGCTGAAGCTACAGGTACAATAGACGAACCTACCATAATAGCTAAGGCTGTTGTTGTACCTTCAGGTGTAGATGCTACTGGTTCTATTGATGATTTAACTATTGTAGCTAAAGCTGTTGTTATACCTGAAGGTGTTGAAGCTGAAGCTATAACAGATGATCCTGCAGTAGATGGCGACGAGATTATTATTGATGCAGATGCTCTTGCTGATCTAACAGACAAAGGTGTATCTGCTACTATATCAGCAGACGATGTAATAGTCATAGCTCCTGCTAATGTAATACCTCTTGGTGTAGTAGGTACGTTTACTGTAGGCAATGAAACAGTTATTACAGTACAGTTTGACTACGAAGCAGTAAAAGAAAACTACAGCAGATTACGTACAGCTTACATAAAAGAGATTACAGATAACACAACTAGAACAGCATCTGTAAATGAAGAACCAAATAACATTGTATATGTTAAAGAGCAAACCTCTGCAGCAAGAACAGCTTACGTGCCAGAAGCAACAAATAGAACCGTTTATATAGAAGCGCAACCGTCTAATTATAGAACTGTATTTGCTCAAGCAGCTTAAAGGAAAAAACTATGTCATTAAAATGGCCTAACAAAGACCCTGATGAAACACTTGACTATAGCATGGATTGGTCACGGTTTCTTGGTGATGCAACTATATCTAGCTTTACTTGGTTTGTTGATGCTGCTGACGGGACAAAGACAGAACTTACAGATAGTGGACCTTTAGTAAATGGTATTCAGTTAGTTTCATCTTCTAGTACAAACACGGTAGTGACTGCTTACATAGGTTCTGGAACAAACAACAAACTCTATAAGTTTACCTGCCAAATAACAGACACGAATGGTCTTGTTGTTGAGCGTACTGTAAGACTACGTGTGAGGAATAAATAATGGCATACAACTTTCTTGGTCTTGTTAATGAAGTAAACCGTAGACTTAATGAAGTAGAGCTTTCTAGTTCTAACTTTGCTACAGCTTCAGGTTTTTACAATACAGCTAAAGATGCTGTGAATGCTTCATTACGTCACATCAATCATGAAGAATCTAACTGGCCCTGGAACCACGTACTAGAAGAAGAAGTACTTACAGCAGGTACAACTCGTTATGATTATCCTACAGATGCTAAACTTATTGATATGAATAGCTTCCGTATCAAGAAAGATGATACATTAAGTGTAGGTACTACTAAATTAAAATCTATGGATTACCAAGAATATCTTGACAAATACATTGATTATGAGTATAACTCTAGCAGTGACATGCAATCATTGCCACGACACGTAGTACGTGCACCAAGTCAAGAGTTTCTTATTGTTCCTACACCTGATCAAGACTACGAGTTAGTCTATGAATACTATCGCAACCCAGTATCACTTGAGTTGTATGACGATGTACCAAGTGTACCTCTAGAGTTCAAACATATTATTGTAGATGGTGCTATGTTCTATGCGTATCAGTTCCGTGCTGACACACAAGCATCACAGATTGCACAAGGTAAGTTTGAATCAGGCATTAAATATATGCGTAGTCTTTACATTAACCGTTATGACTATGTACGTTCAACAGTTTTAAATCGTACCACCTCTAGCTTAAGAGTTTCATAATAATGGCTACACAGTGGCAAACATTCCCTGTACCTTTTACAGGAGGGTTAATAACAAACGTTAGCCCTTTGCAACAAGGTATAAACAACGTAGGTTCAGCATATCAACTACAAAACTTTGAGCCTTCTCTTGATGGTGGGTATCGTAAAGTAGCTGGTTATGATAAGTTTGTTGATACAGCTTTATCAGGAACAGGTCCAGTACAGGCTTTAGCCATTGTACAACAAGACGGTAACGAAAAAGTTATTGCTGCACGTAGTGGTGTTTACTATATAACTGATGCCACAGATGCTACACCTACCTGGACTTCTTTAGCTACTGCACCTAATACAAACTTTAGTAAAGTAAGACAAGCACGATATAACTTTAATAATGCTTACAAGATATGTTTTGTTGATGGTGTTAACTTCCCTGCGTACTTTGATCGTACAGCTAATACATTAACGTATCTTACATCTTCAACAACTAATGATGCGGTAGAGGGTGCTAGCCACGTATGTTTGTTTAAGAGTACTCTCTTCTTTGGAGTAGGCACAGAGCTAGTCTTTACAGCACCCTATAGCGCAGATGATCTTGACCCAGCAGCAGGTGCAGGTAGTATCAGTGTTGGTTCGGAGATAACAGGTCTTATCGTTTTCCGTGATCAACTTATCATCTTTGCTGTAGATAAGATCATGCGTCTTACAGGTTCAAGTTCAGCAGATTTTGTGATGAGCGCTGTTACTGAAGACTTAGGATGTTTAAGCACAGATACTATTCAGGAAGTCGGTGCAGATGTTATGTTCCTTGGTCCTGACGGTCTACGTACACTAAGTTCAACAGATCGCATTGGTGACTTTGGTATTGATGTTGCATCTAAAAACATTAGACCTACAGTAGGTAAACTACAAGACTACGCTACAAGTTTTGCTAGTATAGTCATTAGAGGTAAAGCACAATACAGATTGTTTGCTTATGTATCAGGTGAGCAATCTAGTGTTGCTAAAGGTGTTTTAGGTACTAAGTTCATTGACCAAGGTGGACAGGGTTTTCAGTGGGCTGAACTAAAAGGCTTTAAAGTATACATAGCTGACTCACAGTTTATTGGTGAAGATGAATATCGTGTTTTCGCAAACAACGATGGCTACGTATATAAAATGGAAATAGGTACTAGCTTAGATGGTGAAAACATTGATGCTATCTATGAATCACCTTACATGCCTATTAATGATCCACAGGTACGTAAGACTTTCTATAAGTTAGACATGTACATAAAACCGTTTGGTTCTATCAATATTGTAGCAGGTATTAAATATAATCAGGGTGTAGCTAGTTATATACAACCTGCTTCTTTTAATATTACACAAGCAGGTGGTGGCACTGGTATTTATGGAGATAACACTTCTTTGTTTGGTTCAGCTACTTTTGGTGCACCAAGAACACAAAGCTATAAAAACCAGATAGTAGGATCAGGCGAGACAGTAGCAATACGAATAGAAGACCGAAGTTCGGATGCTGCCTTTTTATTAGACACAGCAATATTTGAGTTTGCTACAGACGACAGACAGTAAGGAAATCTTATGGGTACAGGTTACGTAAGAACAGATACAGCTAACAACATTGCTAACGGTAATGTTATTGACGCTGATGATCTAGACAACGAGTTCAACGCTGTCGAGGCAGCATTTAATGTTAGTACAGGTCACACACATGACGGTACTGCAGCAGAAGGTGCGCCTATTGAAGTTATTGGCCCAGCGCAAGACATTGTAGCCACTACTTCTACACTACGCCCTAAGACTACAAACACTGTGGACCTTGGTACAACTACGTTAAGATATAAAGACTTGTACCTTGAAGGTAATGCTGACATAGATGGTACAGTAAATGTTGAAGGTGCTGCTACACTACAAAGCACACTAGATGTAACAAGTAATGTAACTATTGGTGGTAACCTTACAGTAGATGGTGATACAACAATAGCAGGTAACCTTACATTCGGTGACGCAGCAACAGACACTATTACCCTTACTGCTGATGTGTCTTCTAGTATTCTTCCATCTGCTGATGACACATATGACTTAGGTGCTGCAGACAGTGAGTGGAGAGATTTGTACATTGATGGTACAGCTAACATTGATACTGCTTCTATCGACACAGCTAATATTGGTACACTAGCAGTATCAGGTAATGGTACCGTGACAGGTGATCTTACTGTAAGTGGTACTATTAATGCTACAGTTACAGGTACTTCATCTACAGCAGACGCACTTACAACAGCACGTACTATTTCTATTTCAGGTATTACATCTGGTTCTGTTAATTTTGATGGTTCTGCTAACGTAGATATTGCTACAACAACACTTACTCTTGGTGGTACAGCGGTCACAGCTACAGGCGCTGAAATAAACATACTAGATGGTGTTACTGCTACAACTGCAGAAATAAACACATTAGCAGGTATTACAGCTTCTACAGCAGAGTTAAATAAGTTAGACGGTGTAACAGCTACAACAGCAGAAATAAACACATTAGCAGGTATCACTTCTAGTACTGCAGAACTTAACACACTAGACGGTATTCTAGCATCTACAGCAGAGTTAAATACTTTAGATGGCATCACAGCATCTACAGCAGAACTTAACACACTAGATGGCATCACAGCTTCTACAACAGAGTTAAATAAACTAGATGGTGTTACTGCTACCACAGCAGAGCTAAACACATTAGCAGGTATTACAGCTTCTACTACAGAACTTAACTACATGGATGGTGTTACATCTAATGTGCAAACACAACTAGATGCTAAACTTTCTAGTGTAGACCTAAGTTCTTACACAGGTGATGTTGACATTACTGGTGAACTTGTGGTAGACTCCTACAATGAAACGTATGCAGCTATTACTTCATCAAGTGGTACGGCTACAATTGACTGTGAAGCAGGTAACGTATTTGCGTTAACACTAAGTGAAAACGTTACTACCTTTACTTGGAGCAATCCACCTGCAAGTGGTACAGCATACGGCTTCTCATTAAAAGTTATACAAGGTTCAAGTGCTTACACTATTACGTGGCCTACTTCAGTGGATTGGCCTGATGCAACAGCACCAACACTTAGCACTGGTTCAGGTGCAGTAGATCAGTTTGTGTTCTATACACATGATGGCGGCACTACTTGGTATGGCTTTGTATCAGGACAAGCTTTAGGATAATAAATAATGAGCAACATTAAAAAGTTAATGATGACTGCAGCAGGTGGTGACGTTGTAAATGTTGAGGATGTGTTTAGCACTTTTATCTATGACGGAACTAGTGCTGCACAAACGATTACCAATGGCATTGACCTTAATGGCGAAGGTGGATTGGTTTGGACTAAGAATAGAGACACGAATGGATATTATCACAATCTTATTGATACTGAACGTGGCATCTCTGGGTGGCTGCGAACTGACAGTGCTAATGCGGAAATAACCACCTTTAATAATGCTATCACTTCATTTAATTCTAATGGTTACTCTTTAGGTACAGACACATATGCGTATGTGAACAACAACGGCAAAAACTACGTTTCTTGGACATTCCGCAAAGCCCCTAAGTTTTTTGATATAGTGACCTATACTGGGGATGGTCAAGCAAGCAAAACCATCTCACACAATCTTGGTACTACCCCTGGCGCGGTAATAGTTAAGTCCACATCTTCCAATTATGCTTGGTATTTCGCTCACAGAAGTATACCTAATGGATTTCTTTATTTAAATCAAAATACTAATCTTGCAGGTATGCCGCAAACAAAAGGCAAATTGTTCGCCAGTGACTTTACAAGTACAACATTCACGGTGCGAGAAGGCACTACTAATGGTAATGACGTTAACGTTAATGGAGGCACATTTATTGCTTATGTATTCGCCCACAATAACAGTGACGGTGAGTTCGGCCCTACAGGAGATCAGGACATTATCAAGTGTGGGAGTTATACGGCTGATGGCAGTGAGGATGGTTCCTTTGAAGTTAATTTAGGTTTTGAGCCGCAATTCCTTCTTGTGAAAAACATAAGTCAATCATACGATTGGATAATGCATGACAGTATGCGAGGACTTCAAAATACGGGAGGTAATGATAATTTTCTCCAAGCAAACTCAGCCTTATACGAAGCAAACTATTTCCGTGGGTTTTGGATGACACCAACAGGTTTTCAGGTAAGAAATAATACACCTTACATCGGTAACAGTGGTAATGAGTACATCTACATAGCCATACGCCGTGGCCCAATGGCGGTGCCTACAAGTGCGACTGATGTGTTTGCTATTGATACTTCAGGTGGTACATCACCTACCCCTCCAAGGTACACTTCTGGATTTCCAGTAGATATGGCTTTGCGTAAGACAGTAAATACAACAAGTAACTGGGAACTTTTAAGCCGTCTAATGAACGGTTCATCTTTGCGTACCAATGGCACAACCGCAGAAGATACTGGAAGCGGTGCGGATCAATTTGATTATCAGGACGGCTACAATTACCAAACATCAGTAAATGCCAATCAGTACTCTTGGATGTGGAGACGAGCGCCTAAGTACTTTGATGTCGTTTCTTACAAGGGGAACGGAACAGCGGGTCGCAATATAAGCCATAGCCTTGGTGTTGCGCCTGAGATGATATGGATTAAGAATAGAAGTACTGCTGGCACCTATTGGGGTGTCTATCATGCAGACCTTGGTAACCAAGAAGTTTTATTCTTAAATGATAGTCAGGGTGACTTCACAAACACCTCTATGTGGGGATCAACAACACCGACAGATACACAATTTACAGTAGGGACATATGCTAATATTGCAAATCAATCTGGCTCCGAACACATAGCCTACCTATTTGCCTCACTTGATGGCATATCCAAGGTGGGGAGTTATACTGGTACAGGTGCAAGTCAAACAATAGACTGCGGCTTTAGTTCAGGAGCTAGATTTGTATTAATTAAAGAGACAAGTGGCACAGGCAACTGGATGGTATGGGATAGTGAAAGAGGTATAACATCTACATCAAGTGATGGTGTATTACAATTAAATAGCACTGGCGCAGAGCTAGCTGAAAGCGCATACGGTTATGATATGCTGCAACCTCATAACAGTGGCTTTACCTTAACAGCATCAGCTAATGCTGTTAATTATAATGGTAATGATTTTATATTCTATGCAGTCGCATAACCGCATACGCAACGCACTCACGTGCTACTCAAGGTCATAAAAGGAGTATCAACTAATGACTGAATATCGTGATCGCACAACTGGTGAGTTAAAATCTCAAGGACAGTTGCGCAAAGAAAACTCTAACATGTCTATGCCAAAAGTATGGAATGACAATGTATTTGACGCGCTGAATGTTGATCCTGTTTTAGCTGCGCCCCAGCCTACAGAGGGCATTGGTGCATATCAAACAGTGCGCCGTAATGGTGTCACACAGGATGCTAATGGCAACTGGGTTGAGGCTTGGGAAATTGCTGACATGTTCAGTGATGACCCAGAGTTAGGCACTAAAGCTGAACAAGAAGCTGAGTATCAAGCTCGTCTTGACAGTGATGCAGAAGAACGTAACCGCAATGAACGTGATCGCTTAATTGCTGAAACAGATTGGTGGGCATCATCCGACTTGACTATGACTGCTGAACAAACAGCTTACCGTCAAGCTTTACGTGACATTACTACACATGCTAACTGGCCTCACCTAGAAGAAGCCGATTGGCCTACTAAACCATAAGAGTTAGGCCATGTCGGACATTAAGCTAACACATGACGAGCTAGAAGCTATGCTAGATCGTGCTGCTAGACGTGGAGCTAAAGAAGCTCTACGCTCTATCGGTCTACTAGATGACGATGCTCACAGAGATATTACTGAAATGCGTGGCTTACTAGAGGCATGGCGTGACACACGCAAGTCTGTCTGGACTACAGTAACCCGTATTGTAACTGCAGCCGTACTAACATTCATCGCTGGCGCAGTATGGATGTCAATGAATAAATAAGGTATAAACATTATGGCTAAGAAGTTTGGTGGATTCACACCACAGCAACAACAAACACTGTTATCTAAGATGGGTTACACAGGCCCAGCGCAACAGGATGACATTAACAAGTTCATGATGTCTAGCCCTAAAGCTGCATCTATGATGGGCAAGTATGCACAAATGGCTAAGGCTCGTGTAGAGGGTGGCCCACAGATGGCTATGCACGTTGGTGGTGATGTACCTCTAGAGATTAAACCAGGTCAAAGCTTAGCTGATGCTGCCACAGCACAACAAACTGCTGCTGACCAAATGGCTGACACACAAGACCCACAGATTGCTGCGGCTAATACTGCACAAGCTGAAGCTATTAAACAAACAGTGCGCCCACAGCCAATGGTTAATCCGGGTCTAGCACCAACACCTGCTATGATAGGCTCTACTGAAGAGCAAACCCTGCTTTTAAATGCTGAACGTCAGCAGTTTGAATCGGCAAATCGTGATGTTTTTATGGCTGCTAACGAAGCAGGTAAAAGACTACAGCAAGAGGCTATGCTTGAAGCAGGTCTAACTCAAGCTCCACAAAACAAAGAAGAAGCAGATAGACTTAATACTATTTTCCAAACCAAGGTAGCAGCTAGCCCTGAGATAAAAGCTGCTCAAGATGCCCAAAACGCTTTCAATCAACAGATGCAAGATAGAGTGAGAACGTTCAACCAAGGGCAGCTTCAGCCTCTAGTACAACGTCCATTAGCACAGCCTGTACAGCAGCCACAAATGCGTGTACGTCAAAACCCACAGACAGGTTCATTCGAGGTTGTTAACGCTCAAGGTAAAGTTGTAAAAACTAACCTAGACAATCAGCAACAAGCTATGCAGTATGTCATGGAGCAGCGTCCTATGCCTACTGGAGTGCCTCGTCAAGCTATAGCACAACCACAGCTTATTCAAAATCCTTACCCAGGAACACCACAGGTTTATGACCCACGTAACACTACTGTTAAACCTATGAGGCCTGAAGATGCGTTCAATGCAGCTAATGCAGCAGCACGTGACGGTCAAATGCGGGACATGCTTGGTGATTTACGTCCTGAAGATTTTAGCCTCTATGCACAACCTCAATACGAGAATCGCTTACAAGGCTATCAAGAAGGTGGTACTGTTGTAGATGAAACACAACCAGAAGTACCTGCATATGACCCTTCACAAGGTTTACCTACTGCGCCTGAAGCCCCTGATGTTACTCCTTATTTAGAAACTACAGGTGTAGGTGAAAGGTCTCATCTTAAAACAGGCGTTGAAAGCTTATTAAAGAGTGGAGACTTACCAGAAGACGCTAGCAACTATACTATTACTGGTGGTAGTGGTAACTGGACTATTACCTTTGACAATGGTCAAACAGTAAAATCAACTGTAAGACAACCAGCTAGCGTTGAGGCCGATGCAAAAGCGATTGCTGAGTCTGTAAAAGGGTATAAAGATAGCGACATTTATAAAGGCTATCAAGCTGGACAGCAACAGTATCAACAAAACGTAGACATGTACAACCAGTACACTACAGGTGCTGCACAAGAGAAATCACAAGCTCCTGTAACTGAAAACATTAAGGCTTCACAAGATGCTGTTAACGTAAGTACTAACCTTATTGGTACATACAATAAACAGCTAGCTGCACTTGATGCAGATGATCCTCGTCGTGCTGACTATGAGAAGCGTATTGCTGACGAACAAGTCAAACTAAATCAAGCTAAAGCAGAACTTACTACGGCTCAGCAACAACAATCTGCAGAGAAAAAACAAGGTAGCATAGAGCGTACTACTAAGTTTGAAGCAGACCCAAGTGGATCAGTTACTAAAGCAGATGTTGCTACAGTAAGTGAAGAAGCTCGTCAGTCTGGCATGATTGATGAGACTGTTGGTCAAGCTGGTGAAGTAGCTACAACAGAAGCAGCACAAGCTGCAGCCGCTGAACAAGTAGACGTACCTGTAGCTGCTGATGCTGCTACTTACACAGCAGAAGAAACTGAAGCAAAAGTACAAGCAACACTAGACAAACTGACTGCTGCAACAGGTAAGCCAAGCGAAGATGCACTAGCTGAAGCGCAAACTATGGACCCTGAACAACTAGCACAACTAGGTCTAACTGCTGCACAGATTGAAGAAGCTGTACAAGTTAAAGCTCCTGCAGAGCGTACACTACAAGAGGGTGAACTTATTGAAGGCCCAACTGTAGATATGGAACGCCTTGAAGAAGAAGCTCTTAACTTTGAAGCTGTCACAGGTACACCATCTACAGAGGCTACTGTACAGGGTCAGCTTACTGGCTTGATGGAAGACTTTGAGGGTGGTGAAACACCTGCATGGGCTGCTGGTGCTATGAGAGCCGCTACCCAGCGCATGGCTGCACGTGGTCTAGCTGCTTCAAGTATGGCAGGTCAAGCTATCGTACAGGCTGCTATGGAATCAGCAATGCCTATCGCTATGGCAGACGCACAGACTGTGGCTTCCTTTGAAGCACAGAACTTGTCTAACCGTCAACAGGCTGCAATGATGAAAGCTGAACAACGTGCTAAGTTCCTTGGCATGGAGTTTGACCAAGCATTCCAGACACGTGTACAAAACGCTGCTAAGATCAGTGAC